CACAGATAAATTCAACAACTGGAATAAACACAACTACAAAATACTATGTCATTAATTCTAGTGTAAACAGTTTTCAACTTTCGCTTTTGCCGGGTGGAACAACTATAACTCTAACTACAGACGGGACTGGAACTATTATTTATAACAGACAAGTTGGAGAAGGGACAGTAAATCTACTCGTTGCACCACCTACTCATCCATATGAAGTCGTATCATGGAACCCGATTACTACACCATTGTTTGACTATGATGAGCCAGTTGTTGTAACGGCCGCGCCAGATGATATTCGCTGGGTGGTGTCAAATCGTAAAGGATTTTTATCTGAAGACAATAAAATTCAAGACAGTTATTTTTATCAAATACACAGTTATGAAATTAAAAGTCAACTTCAGGCAGAAGATTGGAAGGATGAATTTAAAGGATTTTGTCATCCATCTGGATATGAATTATTTTCAATACTAGAAATTATTGATTTTTCAAAAAATAACTGGGTCGACTATATACCATATATCTACGGCAACCGTGACTATATACCACCCCGCATTAGGGATCTTATTAGTAAAAAAGAATCTAGTAAATTATTACCTACTGGGTTGTATGAAATATTGACTACATTTGGTGGTCAACACACACCTCGTTCCCAACCTGGTCGTGGAATAGAGCGCGATATTCTTCTACTAATCTTTGTAAGAATGCTTGACGACCTTGGCAAGACATACACACTAAGAGATGATGCCGGGCAAATAGTCTACACGCGGAATATGGTGAGAATGTTGTATGCTTATCTTGCATTTCATATAGACTCAAAGTATATACGCGGCACAAATGCAGAAGACATGAAATTTTTAGGCGACGATCTTGATGATACTGATGACGTCCTATACAAAAACACAGGAAAAACTTCAGTATATTCATACAACTCTGGCACAAAAACGTGGTCTCAACTTGGTCAAAATCTGTTGGGGCAACGCGGCGACAATGCGTCAGAATTTGGAGATTCATTTGGTTATAGTGTGGCAATGAATTCAACTGGTACACGTGTTGCGGCTGCAATGCCATACAATGACAATGACGGCGACACCAACTACAATGATGACGATGACACTGATAATGATTATAGAAACGATCCGGTAAATTTACCTGATCTTAAGGCAAATATTGGTTGTGTTAATGTCTATGAATATAACTCTGATGTTAATGTTCAAGCGTGGGTACGTCTTGGCAATCCAATAATTGGAGAGACCGCAGGAGACCTATCAGGGTGGAGTATATCAATGAATGATGCCGGCTCTCGCGTCGTCATTGGCGCTCCAGGTAGTGGCACTGATCATGGACATGTTCGTGTCTATGAATACAACTCGGGCACACAAACATGGGTAAAGTTGGGTCAAGACATTGATGGTTTGGCTATCAATGATAAGAGTGGATCAAGTGTGTCAATAAATTCAACCGGTACACGTATTGCTGTTGGCACCCCATATTCTGACAATGGTAGTAGCAACGTGGGTAGTGTTAAGGTCTATGACTATGATGTGTCTACTTCGTTATGGACACCAGTTGGTGCTACTTTAACTGGCGAAGCGGCAGAAGATAATTTTGGCTCAAGTCTGTCACTAAACTCGACCGGTAATCGTTTGATAATTGGTGCACCAAAAAATGGTGCACTTGACGCCGGCCATGCTCGTGTCTATGAATATATCAGTTCAAATTGGACTCAACTAGGAACTGATATTGACGGCGTAACTGCTCCAGGACAAAATCTTAGTTGGGCCAAAACAATAAATGAAAACGGAATTACTATTGGTCTTAATGATTTAACGTCAGGCGAAAATTTTGGTTGGAGCGTAACAATAAATGCTGCAGGCGACCGAGTAGCAATTGGTGCACCATATGCAGATTTCTTATCCAAATATAACCGCGGCTATGTAAGAGTTTATGAATATTCTTCTGGAACATGGAATCTATTAGGTCAAACTCTTGAAGGCGAACTAGCCGAAACAACCGGTGGATGGAGTCTATCAATGAATGCCGCCGGAAGCAGACTTGTATTGGGTTCTCCAAATCATGGCGGCGGTCATACAAAGGTGTATGAGTATGACACCACTACACGTCAATGGAATCAACTTGGAAACGATATTTATGGTGATTCATTTCCATACAAAAATGGTTGGAGTGTAGATATAAATTCAACTGGTGATCGAATAGTTGTCGGTGAAAGTGGCAGCAACAGTCGAACAGAAATAATTGATGGTCAAAGTTTAGGAAATGGTCTATTAGATCACACTCCAGAATCATATTTACAACTTACAACTGGACAAATACGTTCATCAATTCTAAATTTGCCAACAAATATAACGAAGATAAAAACTACAAAAATAGTTCCAACACTACCTTAATAAAATAAAAGAGAAAAAAACAATATAAATAACAATATGGCTGCAATTATTACAGAAACCTTTAGGCGCAAAATGAGAGATTTGCTAGAGCAGGACATGATCGCAAATCCTTATTACATTGGAATTGGCAAATCGAATTCTTGGGAAGCAAACTCTTCGGGAACAGTTGAGACAGCGACAACGTTTAACGTGCCTATACCAAAAGGCACTCCCGGCGACGACCTTGAAACCCTAAACAACCTTACCAGTCTTTTAAAAATAACTGAAGAAAATATCAGTGCCGCTATTCCTAAGGTTGTATGGAAATCAGGAAACGCATATAAAGCATACAATCCACATGACGAAACATGCTTTTATAGTGATACAAATACACTTTTTCCGTGTTATGCAATAAATGAATCACTTCCAACAAAACCACTTTTCTTGTGTATTAAAAAAGGAACTGGTCCGAGTACTGAAGCCCCTACACTTATTTCATATGGCTATCAATTAAAAACCGATGGCTATGCATGGGTGTATGTACAAGACTATATAAATCTTGATGATACAATTAATAGCAGTAGCTTTTTACAAATACACAAACAAAATTTAGTTGAAAGAGGCGCTGAACCTTCAACCATAGCGTCATGTAAAAATACATTTGGCGGCAAAATATATGGTTTTACTGTAGTAAATAGTGGCAGTGGTTATAGTATCTCAAATCCTCCAAATTGTTATATCAGCATACGACGTACCTCCACGGCGCCAACCTCCGCGCCAACTACACTTCAGGGCACGTTTAAACTAAAGGCAATAGTACAGAACGTAACAGTAAATGGCGTCACTACAAATGGTGTTATAACTGGTTGGGAATATGAAAACACACAAAGTCTGACCACACTCCTAAATGATGCAGCAAACAGCGAGATTATAAGTGCGAGCGTTGAAATACGTCCAGCATCTGGCACTGGCGGCAGTGGTGCGCTTATAGTTCCGCATATTTCTCCACTTAATGGATTTGGTTATCACCCAAGCAAAGATTTTCCAGGTTGGTATATGGGAGTCTATTCTAAACTAGAAGACGACACTGACGATACATTTTTTACTCCATATCGCCAAATTTCAATAGTTAGAAAACCGTCATGGGACCCCGCTCTCGGTCTAAACGCTCCACCTACATTGCGGGCACTAAGATATTTTACTATACCACAAAGTACAGACATAGACACTAGTATTGTTGGAGCGCCTATACGAATAGTCTATTCTGGTGGTTCAGTTTCAAACCCAATTATTGGCTATGCTGATTTAATCTATAATGATTTGGATGCAAATGCAAAACGTCTATATTTCCATCAGTGTTATTCGAGTGGGTTTGGACATATTCCGGCAACCGGAGCAATTCTAATAGGTGATATATCATCACAAATAAATTATACTTCAGTTAATTCTGGTGAATATACAATGAATACCGGCGAGATTATATTTACAGAAAATCGTAAACCTATTAGCCGTGCGCCACAACAAGCCGAAGAACTGAAGATTATTATTCAACTATAAATTAACATAATGCCAATTACAACATTTAATTCTGATTATTATGATGACTACACCTTAAATAGTGTAGGCGAAAAAAATTATGTAAGGATTCTTTTCAAACCGGGGTACAGTGTACAAGTTCGCGAATTGAATCAAATGCAAAGTATGTTGCAGGACCAAATACACCGGTTAGGCAGCACAATATACAATCAGGATAAAGCTATATTAGGATGTAAAGTTAATTTTAATCCCGTAATAGACAGAGTAGACTTTAAACTTACTCTTGATCCAAATTTATCAAAGGCCACAATTTTAGAAAATATCACTACAATCACTTCAGGCAATAATCTTATTGCCACTGTAATTGGTTACAAAGATATTGAAGAAGAAGTTGGCGCGCCTGACCATGTGAGGTTTTATGTAAAATATACAAACAGTGGAAATGACGGTCGCAAAGCATTTCAATATCCAACTGATACTGTATTTAATTTTGCGTTAAATACAGAAACTGCTCCAGAGTTGGCAGGCTATAGTATATCTGGCACACTCACTGACGACACTGCTATTGGTTGGGGGTCTGGCATATTTACTGATGAAGGTATATTTTATGTAAATGGTTCATTTGTAGCATTGCCAAAACAAACATTATTTGTTGACCATCTTGCAGAGTCAGAAGTTTTAGTTGGAGTCGTTGCATATCGCGTCTATGAAAATTTAATTACATATGCCGACGACGAAACATTAGTTGACAATAGCGCAGGTACTCTAAACTATACTGCGCCTGGTGCTGATCGTTATCAAATTGACTTGGAATTAGAGTGGTTAACCACAGATAATTGGAATAATCGCGATAATACAATACAATATATCAAGATTGGAGAAATACAAAACTCTAGGTTGTCTGAAATGGTTAATCCAAACAGCCAAGAAAGTTTGTACAAACAAATTGATAAGACTATGGCTCTTCGAACTCAAGAGGAGTCAGGCAACTATACCGTTAATCCATTTCCTCTAACATTAAAAGATCTTTATAATGGCCAAAAATTACCTGGTCGACTAATGGTGGCCGGCAATAGATATAAAATTGAAGCTCTTGGTACAGATTATACAACTGATCAATGGATAGCAGTAGGTGTCACAGATGCGCTTTCAGTAAAGATAGGCACAGAATTTATTGCAACTGGTGCATTGCCATCAACCTTGATTGGAGCACTTGTCACTGAAGTGGCCTTTATAAATGGATTGTATACTTGGGATGACCTAGACCTTATCCCTGGATATGAACAATACTACACAATCAGTTCAACCGATGCCGATAAATTAACTGCAATTTCTAAGGCAAAAGAATCTTTTGTAACAACTATAGACAAAAGTGCAGGATATGTAGATGGCTATCGAGTACATCTAAACAAGCCTCTCAACATTGAAACTAAAAAGGCTCGCACTCGTGAAACTTTTCCGCTGTCAATGAGTTTGACATACGGCAACTATTTTATTGGTACTGCAAGTGGCGCATCCTTTGAGTTGCCTCCTATTAATCTTTTAAGCGCCGACTATGAGTTACGAAATGCAATAGACGGAGGTGGAACTGCAATTGGAACGTGTAAAGTAAAATCTTTTGAAGCCGCTGGAGGCAGCGAGTTTATTCTCTATATTTATGGCGAAACAATAACTAATTTACAAGACGTCAAATCGATAAAACGTGGTAATTTTGTTTTTAATATCAATACAAATTCTGTATTAAACGAACGTACAAAAAAATCGCTTGTGTATGCATTGCCATATGAGGAATGCGACCCAACTACTGGCGTGACGATACCATTTATTTCTGCATACAGACATTATAGCGGTTCAACAACTGGAAATACCTTATCACTAAATGTTGGTGGAGAATTAAATGAAACATATGATGATGCTTCATCATTTATTATCTATGTTGGGGGAACTCGTATTACTTCTGGAATAAGTATAGCAGGTGATTCGAAGGGTGTGACTATAACCCATAATCAAGGAGCCGGCAAAGCATATTCTGTTATAGCGGCAGTTACCACAAACACACCTGCGACAAAAAAGGTATTAACTATAGCTACAGTCACATTACAGGCCGCCTCTGCAGTTGCAGGAGTGTTTACGCTGTCGACCACTGATGCAGTTGAAATTGTATCTATAATAAATGACAAATCTGGAGTCAAGTATGATGTAACTTCATCATTTATACTTTCGGACACCGGCCTAAGAGATACTCACTATACAAATAGTAAAATAAAGTATACCGGTAGCGGTACATTAAGTGGATCATTTTTAATTAAATATCGCTATTTAGCTCGTTCTGGAGGTGGAGAGTTGCGTTACTATACTGCAAATTCATATTCATCTGTGGCACGGCAATATATCCCATTGTCTGGAAATGTAAGCCTACGTGACACACTCGATTTTAGGCCCGATTTGTTAAATGGAACTTCAAAAAGTGGTATATTACCAAATCCAAATTCGACATTCAGAGCAAACGCTCAATATTATTTGCCACGAATAGATAAGGTTGTAGTCAATTCTAACAATAATTTTACTGTCGTTGAAGGCACTCCTTCATTGCAACCGAAGGAACCGGCAACTCCGGCAAATTCTATGTGTTTGTACATTTTAAATGTTCCTGCATACACGGCAGATGCTTCAAAAATACAGACTCGATATATCGATAATCGTAGATATACAATGCGTGATATCGCAAAACTCGATAAACGAATCGGCAACCTGGAATATTATACCTCGTTGTCATTATTAGAAAGATCTGCCACAGAAAAATCCATCTTTGATGTTGACGGTGCAGAGAGAAATAAAAACGGAATTATAGTAGACAGTTTCTTAAATCATAGCATTGGCGACAGCGCTAACAAATCTCATGCATGTAGTTTAGATCGCAAAAAGGGAATATTGCGTCCTGCATTTTTAACTCATTTAATTGATTTAGACTATAACGAAGCCTCTGTTGCAAATACAAATACGCGAGTACATCCTGATTGTATAACTCTTGACTATACTGAAGAAATATTATTTGATCAACCCATAGCAGTTGATCATATGAGTGTGCAACCATACTTATTTGCTCAAACTGTAGGTAATATTGAATTATATCCGCCAGCAGATAATTGGAAAGACACTGAAACTCTTCCTGACCGAATTGTAGAAGACGATAGTGCATTTCGCGCGATGGAAGAGTTGACAAAGGCAAACCCACAATTATTAGGTTATGATTGGGAAGACTGGGAACTTGTATCATCTAAAGCTGTACTTGATAGTCAAACTAGTGTTACTACAAAACAAAAAGCTACTGCTGCGACAGGTGGGCGCGGTATTAGACAGGTCACTACCACAACATCTGTATATGACGTAACAGACACATTTAATCGTGAAGGAACATTTACTTCTTTAGGATTTAATACTGTAGAAAAAAGTTTAGGAGAAAATGTCACTGACGTGAATCTTATACCATTTATGCGTGGTCGCAAGGTATATTTTATAGGAAGTGCGTTTAAACCAAACACCCAATTGTATGCATTTTTTGATGGTATAAACGTGTCTCAATATGTCAGTCCAGTGTTAAACTATGATGGTTGGGTTAATGCAGCATTTCCTAGAACAATGAGTTCGGTGTTTAGCGGACGTAGGGGAAGAAGAAGGGCAGCTGAAGCTCAAATATTTAATGACGCGATTCCTCCATTTCCGGCAGTTCCAACCAATAGTGTGCCATACGCACAGGGATGGCGCGATTATGGCTCTCAGTTAACCACTGATGAAAATGGCAATGTATGGGGTGCCTTTATTATACCAAATAATATCTATTTAAGATTTAGAACTGGCGAAAGAGAGTTTAAACTCACAGAGTCTTCACGCAATCTTGATAGTTCTGACACATATGGCATGACAAAGTATGCTGCAACTGGTTTGTCTGTACAAAAACAAGAAACTATCTTGTCGATTAAAGAACCTGAGTTTACCGTTACTCCGGTAAGTGAGACACGAAGCCAAGAGCGAATTGAGACTACTACCAGCCAAACGTTTGGCAATTGGTATGATCCTCTTGCGCAGTCGTTTATTATTGACTCTAGACGATACAAAGAAGGATTGTTTTTAACATCAATTGATTTATATTTTTCTAAAAAGAGTGCAAATGCTCCAGTTAGCATCTATATTGTGCCGACTCTAAATGGTTATCCAACACAAAAAATTGTCCCATTCTCCAGAGTTTCAATACCTGCTGCAGATGTAAAAATTTCATCAAACGCGACAGCCGCGACTACGTTTACGTTTTCAAACCCAGTATTTTTGCAGGCTGATGGTGAGTATGCATTTATTGTTGAGTCTCCTGATCCAGACTATAAAACTTGGATAGCAATACTTGGACCGGATAAAACTGATGTTACTACAGGACTCACATACACAAAACAAGAATATCTTGGAGTATTTTTTACAAGTAGCAATGCTTCAACCTGGACACCTCATCAAGATAAAGATTTAAAATTCACAATGCGCCGAGCAGAATTTAATACTGGATCTGGTGTAATTAAATTTGACGGAGTAATTCCAACTTCAATAGACTCAATTGTTATTACAAATGGTGGTTCCGGTTATACTTCTGCTCCTACAGTGACGATTGCGGCACCACCTACATCAACTGTTCCATTTGCTACCCGAACAGCGACTGCAGTTGCAGTTATTGATACCGTAACTGGAGCGGTAACTAATATTAAAATTATTGATCGTGGTTTAGGATACACATCTTCAACTCCGCCGGCAATAACGATTGCGCTTCCTCCGTCTGGCGGAGTTCGTGCAACCGCGACTGCAAGCCTGTATACTCGCTACTTCTCTCTAATTAACTGTTCGCAAAACTCTATTTCGTTTGACCGAACAACAATAAAGAATGAATTAATGCTTGATGGAAAAACTTCAACTCCAATACTAATTAATAAAGGTGAAAATAAGATCATACCAAAAGGACTGGTTGATGTTGGCAGTAATAAATTTGGAATTGGTGCTCCGTGCATTCTAACTACGACAATAACAAGTAGCGACACAGCACTTTCCCCCGTTATTGACATTAATAAAAATTCATTAATTGCTGTTGAAAACATTATTAGTTCTGAATCAAGTTTAATTGTAAGTTCTGTTGATACAGAACTTAGCGCAGCGAATGGCACTGCAAAAGCACGTTATCTCACACGTCCAATTTCATTAGATTTTGGAGCCGATAAAGTAAATGTCTATATTTCTGTTAATCGGCCATCCTCTACAAGTAATATTTTAGTGTATGCTAGAGCATTAACATATGCAGGTGATGATACAAATATATATGACGACAACTGGACACAGTTAACCCCTTCAAAAGTTATACCAGTAAATTCTAATACTGATGTTTATAGTGAAATAGGTTATGAATATGATCCGGCTTTAGAGTTTGGAATGTTCCAGATCAAAATTGTTTTGGTATCAAATAATATTATAGAAATACCAACTGTTAAAGATTTTAGAGCAATAGCTACAATCTAATTATGAGAGCAAAGGTACTTGAAAACGCCGATTATGAACGCGATTTGACTACTGGCGCGCTTGTGAATGTTAATAGAGCAGCACACTATGCCTCTTTACAAAAACGACTGCACCAAAAAGCAATGGCGGCAGAAAAAATAAAGATGCAACATGACATAGAAGAACTAAAAGAAACTTGTAAAAGTTTGCAGTCTCAGCTTGATGAGTTGAAAAAAACATTATAAATACTCTATATGCCAATTTCAGATACTGACCAACACACTCCATTCATCAACATTGTTGCAGATGGAGTAACATCAATTGATACATTTAATACGTGGCGCAAAAAGACTAACGGTATTATTAAAGTCATTAATGATGGTTTAATTACCCGCTATATTGCTGACCGTGCAATTACTCCTTCAAAACTATCGGAAGGCGGACCATATTGGGACCGTGATGGCACATTTAATACAAATGGTAATAACGCGCGTGTTGGCTTTGGCCGAGGAGATACAATAAACCTTTATATTGGTCATTCACGCAGTGCTGCCGGTGCGTCATCACTTATTTTTCGTACTGCTGCTACTGGAGGAATTGGAACAGATACTGCATCTATCACTCGAAATATAGCTAGTTCTGATTCTGGACTGACCGGTGACTTAACAATATATAACAAGAGTTCACCAATTAAACTATCTGTTGACGTCTCACAAAAAATATTTTTTAACGTAAATGGTTCTGAAAGTGCAAACGTTTCTAGTACCGGTATAAATGTTGTAAACACTGTAACTGCAAAAAATGTTAGTATAAGTGATGCAATTCCATATTATCGACTACAGTCTTCAACTTCTGGCGGACTAACATGGAATATAGAAAGTAATAGTGGCCGTCTGTATGTGCGTTCAGGTACAACATCTGCAGCAGTTGATTCTGTTGCACCAATTCAGGTATTAAACAACAATGCTGTTGCGCTCGGCGGCAAATTAAATGATGCAATTGTATCAACGGACGAATTAACTGTTTTTGGAGATTCACTATTTACCGGCGAAATACGCAACAATACATCTATTACGGCTGGTTATAAAATTAGTTCAGGCGAAACAAGTGTGAAAGTTGGTGCCGAACGTACTGCAGATGGCATCAGTTCATTACAACTCTACTCTACAAAATATGGAGTAGGAAATACCACCCCAAGTGCTAATATCACTCGTGCCGCTGGTGTTAATTCAAACTTAACGATAAAAAATACCGGTTCAGGCCAGACTGTGTTTGAACAGGATGACAATGGTAGTTATTCATTTAAAATAGGCACTTCCGAGCGTCTAAACATTGATAAAGCAGGAAAAATTACAATTGCCGGCACATTAAAAGTAGTTGGTGGGTTTACCACTGATACACCAATTACTGGTGCTAATATATCAAACAGATTGATTAATGCATTCGGAGACGGCTATGTCGAATCAATAAACATAACTGACGGAGCTCAAAATACTACTACAGTCACGCTAACTGTACAGGATCATGGTTTCCAAATAGCAGAGACCGTGACAATCTCAGGATTGAAGAAAGGTGACGGCACCGCTACTCCTTATGCAAATGGAGAGAAAACAATAACAGCCGTTACGACTGATACTTTTTCTTATACTGTTGGAACACCCGCACCTGCTCCATTTTCTTTTGACGTCTCTACGGCGACACTGTCGTCAATAGCAGCTAACCAGTCATACTTTAAACTAGGAACTGCAGTACCTGAAGATTATTATCTAATTGTCGGAGGCAACCGTTCTGCCGCAGACCGAACTGGAATTGTATTACGCAGTCAAAGTGGAAACTGGAAACCTACGGCAAACAGTGACCAGTATGACACATCTGGTCTACACATATACAAGGGATCTGGAATTAATGGCAATGCCGGTATAGAAAATTCTGGTACGGGTACATTTACACTCGCAAACAAAGAGTCTGGAAATATTATATTTAGTACAGCAGTTAGCGGTACAACCTACCAACGTCTGACAATTAACGGCGCTACAGGCGCAGTCGGCATTGGAACCGCCCCAACAACTGCGGCATTAACTGTCAGTGGAAACATTGGCGCAACTCGCTTTGTTGGACCACTTACTGGAGCAGTGACAGGAAAAGCAGACACTGCCGGAACTGCCGATACTTCACTTGTGCTTGAAACTCCAAACATCAAGGTTGATGCTGACTCTATAAAATCTAATGGCACACTTAAATTAAACACCACTAAGAAGGATGGAACGTCTGCCGCCACCGCATTAAACACTGAAGTTTATGACGGTAAGTCTGGCGTGATTGCAACCTTTAAAGGCGACACAAAGGCATTAGAAACTCAAGGTGATGTCATTATTGCATCAACTAAAAAGTTGACAATACAAGAAACTAGTACCTCCAACAGACGCGCGCGTGCACAAATTGGAAGTTGGTATATAGGTCAAAGTAGTCTGTCTAATGGTACATCTGATTTTTATATACACAATGGTGACGACGCATCAATCACTACACCACGACTAAAAATTGACGGTTCTACTGGTGTAATAACTGGTCGTATTACAAATGCAGATGTTGCAGTTAATTTATCATCAACATTGCCGATAGATAAAGGAGGAACTGGAGCAACTACCGCAGCGGCTGCGCTGTCTGCTCTTGGAGGTGCGCCGTTAGTCAGTCCATCATTTACTGGCACACCAACTGCGCCAGAACCTAGTACAAATAGTAATGGCACTCAAATTGCGACTACAGCGTTTGTTATTTCAAAAGTAACTGCCGAAGTTGCAGCGGCAAACGCCCCAACAAAAACTGGTGGTGGCGCAACTGGGAATTGGGGCATTAGTATAACTGGAACCGCTACCACTGCCTCTACTGTTGTCAGCGGGGCAATTGTACCGACATCACTGACTACTGCAGCCAGCACATGGAATTTTAAAGATAAAGTTGGTGTTAACGTTGCATCGCCATCATTTCAATTTGAAGTTACAGACACGTTAGCTTCTCGCAGTGTTGGAATTGGCCAAAGCGAAATAAAATTTCGCGGTGATGGTTTAACACACTGGTCAATATATGGTTCTAGAACAAGCAAGGATTATTTTGATATTCAAAACACAAGTAACGCAGTTACCCCAGGCGTAGACGGTACAAGTTGTCTTAGAATAACTAAAGACGGAAATATCGGTATTGGTGTGCCTACGCCGACTCGTAAACTTGAAGTAAATGGAAGTGTAGTTGCAACCTCGTTTATTGGAAATGTATCTGGAAATGTATCTGGTTCTTCTGGGTCGTGTACCGGCAACGCTGCGACAGTGACAAATGGTGTTTATACTAACGCCGCAAATGTTATTACAGGTTCTCTGGGATTTGGTTCACATGGAACCAACACAATAAGCAACGGCACCGGCGATCAAGCAACGCTATCAACATACAATCTTGCGATAAAAAGCCATTGGGGAATTGGATTTCCATCATATGATAATGTAAATAGAATTGTTCTTGATACAAGAACTGGTGGAGCGCAATTTTCTGGAACAATTACTGCCCCTACTTTTTCTGGAAATGCTACTACCGTTACTAATGGAGTGTATACCTCTGGCGATCAAGTTATTAACGGTACTAAAACATTTAGTAATGTAATCAGATTAGCTGATGCCGGAATAATGTTTAATTCTGATGGTGCACAAGACACTGGTTTCACCTGGGCAAGTGATGGTATCTTTAATGTACGTTGCAACGCTGTAACTGTTGGAACATTTAGAAGCACCGGTTGGAACGGACCTGTTGTAGGTAACGTGACAGGTAACGTCACCGGTTCTTCAGGATCATGTACTGGTAATGCTGCAACAGCTACTAACGCGACTAACGCGACCAATGCCGGTTATGCGACCACCGCCGGTTATGCAAATGATTACCCAAATAGATATTTTATTCCACAATTTCAAGTATGGACTGTAAATGAAACTGGTTATTGGGGAAATTCGTTTTATACAAATGGTAATAATGCATATATAGATATTAGCATAAACAATTTAGCTGCAACTGGATTTTTATATAATGGTAGTAACTATGCAATATTTGTTGAACTTAAGGGCTATGACGGAGTTCTTTTTGCCCAGGCTGGTTGGTATCCGTCAGGAAATACGACTGGACGAGTTAGGTTAATTTCTAATCTAAATTTATCTGATAGAATCGCATCTCCATGGAGAACTGGTTTTCATATACAAATAAGAGACCATCATAGCGGTAAAATGGGCGCTATTCATGGAGTAGAGTTTAATTTTACTGGTGGAAATTCTAAAGAGAACTATTATTCATTTTAATAAATAAATATTATGAACTTTATAGAAATAATAGATGAAACTGGCGTTATATTATATCGTGGTGAAAATATAAAATATGATAAGGAAAACTATATATTTACTGATATTTTAACTAATTCTGAAATAAATATTCCAAAAACTAGTGTAGTATATGCTAATACTATTACACATTATGGTTATGAAAATACTTTATCTTTTTTAAACAGAATTAAAGAAGACAATAGTTTATCATTGTCTGATAAACGAGAACTATTTAAATCGCAAAATTTAATTAATGACTTTTATCAAAAGAAAATTATTAAATTATTAAATATAAAAAATTATAAAACACTTGATAATATTCCAAACGAAACTTTACAATTATCATTTAAAGCTTTAGTTGATGTACATTTTGAAAAAGCACTTAAATCATTAACGCAATTAATTGAAAATGAAAATGACGTGGATGTTATTGCAGAAATTAATTCGACTAAAGACGATTTAGAAAATAACGTTAAAGATTTTATCGAAAACGAAATTTCGACAATAACTAAGGATAATATTGTACAAAAATGGCCAACTCTATTAAATCCTTCTCCATTCCAGCAAATATTGTAATTATAGCAAATTCTGAAAATATTTTAGATAAAAAATTTGGTGATAAAATCAATAATTTTGATACTGTAATTAGAGTTGGTAAATATAATATTAAAGGATTTGAGGAATATATTGGAAATAGGACAGATATTGTGTCAACAATATATTATAATATTAGAGAATGTGATAAAGATAAAAAATTGATATTAGTAAATCATTATAATTTAAACGATACAACTAGAATAATACCAAATATCGATTTAAATTTAAATAATATTATTTACACACATACTAGAGATGATGATAAAGAAATAACAAATTTCTTTAAAAATAATTTGACAAGTAATATAGAAATACCAAATTGTAATTTTTCTCTCGGATTTAGAACTATATTTTTAGTATTAAAATTATTTTCAGCATCAAAAATTTATATTCATGGATTTGATTTTTTTAAAACTGGCTATTATTTTAATCCAAATCACAATAGAAATATAGGAAATAAACACCCGTATTTATATGAAAGATTATGTGTAAAGAAATTAATACATTCTGATAAACTTTATGAGTTGTCGTAATATTATTTTCTGTAAACCAACTGGTTTAAATTCTAATTTAGTTAACCTTTTAGTGTGTAATGATTATTGTGTTAAAAATAACTACAATTTAATTTTTTTTATAAAAGAAAAACAATTAGAAATTGCTAAACAATGTAATACCATTGCTCAATTTATTGTTGTTAATCCTAAATATCTCGATTTTTCTTGTGGTTTTAATTATAGAAAATTATCACTTTTAGAATTTTCACTGCGTCTTAAAAGTTTAATTAAAAAATATTATATAGAGACTCTATCTTTTAAAGATACTTATTTTCATAGTGGATATAATCAAAATCTTGATGATATTTCTTCTCAGTATCATAATGTTCTTCTATATAAAATATATAAAAGTGAATTAAAAAATATTAGTAAAACCCAATTACGACTAAAAGATAATAGTAAGATTAAATTTAAAAAGTACTATTCTAACATATTATCTTTTAATTTAGTAAATACTGGAGGAGACCAAAAACGTGTATATGATTTTTGGGATTATGTTATTAATAAAAAAATTATGAAACACCCGCGATCACAATTATTTTTTGTATGTGGGGATAAAATAATGTTAGAAAGATTTACTAAAAAATATTCCAGCATTAATTCTATAAATGATAAAGAATATGAAATAAAGTATTCTAGTACATTTGTCTCTACAATTCATAGAGGCGCAGAAGATGATATTTTTTATGATATAGTAAATTGTAGTTTTACAAATTTTCAATCATTACACCTTTTACGAAATGAATTTCCAGAAATAACTAATATTTTTAAAGACGTTAGCTTTGTCAATCGAACAGAACATTTTGATTTTTTAGTAGAATATTTTAAAGACAATATCAAGATACTTTAAATTCAGTTTCAAAGGTACAATAGTTAATCATAATTGCCTTTCTGCTATTTTTTATCTTGATTGGTTCTAATCCATGCCAAGTATCATGGCTTGGATAAAAATAGAAACCAGTGTTATGACGATAAGGAACTATCTTTGCCAATTTTTGTTCTGAATCATAAATTGATGTTCCTATATCTTCGCTTTCGTCGGTATTATTTAAATATATCATCATCGACAATATCTTTTCATGTATATCAACGTGTGGTTTCAGCCACGACTTTTCTCTATCTTCGATAAATTCGACTCTAAGATAATTTCCTCGTATATTTCTTCCCGATTCTTTTTCAAAATGATTTACTACGTCATCAGATAAAAAATATTCTACTATAGATTTTATAGCATCGTTTGTGTTGATGTTATCAACATTTGCGAAAAATCTATTTTTATTTGATGCTCTTTCTCCGTGTAATTCTGCAGAAAATTTGAATAGATCTATACTAAGAATACCAGACAATTCACTTTCACTAAAGACATCTTTAAATGTGTAGTGATTGAATGGTTCAGAATTTAATATAATATCATTTAGTTTCATATAAGTATATATACACATTATGATTGCAAATGATAAAGGAGATGTTATAAAAATACGAAAAAGCCAAAGCGAAAACGTTACTATTAATGATGAAATGGATGCTCTGCAGTCCATTACTATAAATCCCACTGAATTATGCAATAGAACATGTCATTTTTGTCCTCGACATGACCCCAAAATTTACCCAAATCAAAATTTGCATATGTCTGAAGAGACCGCAAAACGATTGGCTTCAGAACTAAAAAGCATTGATTATAAGAATAAAGTTATATGGTCAGGAAATGGAGAACCTCTTTTAAATAAAAATATATTAAATTTAATTAAAATTGTTAATGATGATAATCCGCAATTGCGTGTTCATGAAGTAAATACCAATGGAGATAAGTTAAATCAATCAATGATTGATAATTTATATTTTGTTGGGATAAATCATATTATGGTTAGCGTCTATGATGGAGAAGAAACCTTTGAAAAATTTACTAAATTATTTGAAAATTACGACTCTAATCGATATACATTAAGAAAAAGTTATTATGATAATTTAGATCTTACAGATTTTACCAATAGAGGTGGTACTACGCAATTAAATTCACATGTTAAATTTAATGGGAATAAATGTTATTTGCCATTCTATAAATTATTTATGGATTGGAATGGTGATATATTATTGTGTTGCGAAGATTGGAGAAAAATAACCAAAGATATTTTAAAATTCAATATCAATACACATAGTATAAAAGAGATATGGTTATCCGAAGTTTTAAATAAATACAGAACTCGATTAAAGGAAGGAGATAGAAGTCTTTCTCCCTGTAACCGTTGTAATATACATGGTGAAAAAGTCGGCGAAGAATATGTCAAAATTTTCAAATTATAACATATATTTACAAACTATTCAACATCCCAATACTTATTCGTGTAGCTGCACGTTGGGCGCTTTGTTGTATATGTCATGTTATTTAAATAATTTAAATATATGTTATGTATATAACGAAATTTTTGAATTATTTAATAGCAATTGTCATTATATTTTGCATAATATACATAATAATGTAAAATTTAAAACATATTTAATTTTGCATAAAAATAAATCATATCCACATAAGGAGAATAAAATTCAATATAATAGTTTTGTAAAAGATGTTATTGGCATATCAACATATAATGACTTAGCGTATAATGAATATGACGAAAAATATTATAATATAATATTTGAAACTACGATTAAAAAAATTTTTAAAAATACATATTATCAAAAAAATAAAATAGAATATAGTAATGTTAATAATATTGAATCCGATAAAAAACTAATTTTATCTAAATCAATTGCGTTAGATCATAATAAAATAATATCTTTTTCAAATGATCGTTATTTTATATGTTTACCAACATACAAATTAGAAAATAATTTAGATATTAAAATTTATGATATTATTATCCAATATATCATACAAAATACAAAATACAAAAATTTAATATTAATTAGCGGAGACAATGATTATAAACAATATTTCTATGATAAGTATGGAATAATAACTACAGAACGATATCCACAAATAAATTACGAAATAAAAAATACAACTAAAAAAAAGGGTAATGATGTACTTTTTAGGAGTAAGAGCAAAAGTAATTTAGTATCTCAGATGACTGATTATCTGTATATTCAAGAATCTAATGCAAGTTATATAGATTTTTTTGGATTAATGAATACATTACGACCTGAATTAAGTAAAATATTACCACAGAATAGCTTTACAGATTTTTTATTAAAGGATCAAATACAATGTATAGATATGATAGGCATATTACTTAAAACTAAAAAATTTATTCAGAATGGAAAAGATTAATATTTTTATTGGATTGGATGAACCTCATAAAATTGCATATGATGTGTGCAAATATAGTATTGAGACTAATAATAAAAAATATAAACTCAAAATACAACCAATAAATTATAATACTGTAACAGAATATAATCGAAAAAAAGATGAATTTGAAAGTACACAATTTTCATTTGCTCGTTTTTTTGCACCATATCTATGTGAATATAAAGGTATTAGTATTTTCTGTGACGGTGATTTTTTATTTTTAAATTCTATAGATGAGTTAATTGATTTATACGATTCTGAATATGCAGTTATGTGCTGTAAACATGATTATGTTCCTGCCAATCAAATTAAAATGGGAAATAAAAAACAATCAATATTTCCAAAGAAAAATTGGAGTAGTTTAATGATTTTTAACAACGAACATCCAAAAATTAAAACACTAAACCCATTGACTTTAAATAATCAATCTGGCGGATTTTTACATCAATTTAAGTATCTTGATGATGTCGAGATTGGTAGTTTACCGTTACAATGGAATTGGTTAGTAGATTATTATAGTGAACCAAAAGACGGAACTCCAAAAGCTTTGCATTTTACTGATGGAGGTCCATGGTTAGAACAATATAAAAAATGCGAATATTCAAATTTGTGGTTCGACTTTAAGAATAAAATTTCTTAAATGCATTAAAGCTACTTTCTCCATATACTTGACCATGGACTTCGCAATTTTGACATGGGTGTAATCCGCAACGACCGTATTGTATATGATGTTTTCTAACTTTTGCAACCTCTTCTCCCAACCAAATTTCTTTTAATGAAGTTTCATTGATATTTCCATATTTGATGTCTTTGGTCCAATTGTGGGTGCACAACAACACATCTCCGTTCCAGTCTATAAATGTAGAATTGAATGGCATAAAGCATGCGCGAGTAGGTATTTCATTATCATTTAATTTCATCATTCCTACTCTATTGCTAATGCCTGACATTCCATATTCCTGTTCTGGACCATACCAGAAACGTTTTATAACATATTTTTCTGAACTTATTCCACATTTTTCAAATAATTTTAAAAAGTGTTCTTCCTGTTCTGGTCCGTCATACAAACTCATTTTTAAAAGGTCTAAGCCATTTTTAAATAGCCCAATTAACGTTTTTTCTGTCAATAGATCACCATTTGTCGTTATTGTTAGATTTTTATTATGCGGCAAATGCAGTTTGAATGATGATATAATTTCAAATATATCTTTATGCATAAGTGGTTCACTAAATCCAGCTAATACAATTTGATTTGTATAGTTAAATTCCGATAGGTCTCTTGCAAGTTTTAAATATGTTTCTTTTGACATATTTAATTTTCTATTTGGATATAGAGATGAATCATGTCGTGGACAAAAAACGCATTTGCGAGTACACAATTCAGTAACATTAATATCAACTATTTGCAATGCCGATAATATATCATCGTTTATTTCAAATGACGAAAATATCTTTTTTCTTAACTCTATAAACTCGCTCGTTGGAACTTTTGACATATACATATCTATATGCCAAAAAGACACAAAATAATACCAAATGAATCTAATTTTAATTTAATTAGAAATGAGTGTCTTTTTCCTTCGATCGCTAATGCTATAATTAGTGGAGTAAATGTTGGTGTGCATGATATTATGCGGTATCATAGCTCATATGAAATAGAAGCATTATTATCAAATAAAATAACAACAGATGGATTAATTTTTTGTAATTTTGGTTCAGAATCCGTTATTAAACAGATTGTAGAATGTTTATCGCAATATAGTAAACGTTGGGTAATACCTCAACCGACATTTGAATTGACTAATTTTTATTGTGAGCATTATGGTTGCACAATAGAAAAACCTGAATACACATACACTACACAATTTTCTATAGATCTATCTCATGTACAAAATACCTTTGAAAAAATATTGTATATAGTTTCTCCACATAATCCAACTGGAGTAAAATTTTTTAAAGAAGAGTTAGAAGTATTATGCAAAAAATATATGTATGTCATAGTTGATGAAGCGTATATTTCTCCAGATGACCCAATATTAAACTCATTCAATAATTTAATATTTGTTAGATCTTTTAGTAAAATGGGAGGATTGACTGGGCTAAGATTTGGATTTGGAATATGTTTTGATGAAAAATTATTTTCAGAATTTAATAAAATTAGACCAATGTATTTAAATACAATTAGTTTAAAATACGTAGAATATATTTTAAATAATAATATTACTACACTTATAAAAAATAAAATTGACGACGAAATTATTGCACTTAAAAAATCTCATGATATAGTTTGTAATGCTGGAAACTTTGCATTGTTACGCAACACTCAAAGTTATAACGGTTATGGACTTAAACCATATAAATTTTCTAATCAATTATTTTATAGAATGACTTTATGCGAATCTAACTATTTCTTTAACAAATAGTATCATATAAAATATTAGCAGTTTTTAAATCATCGGCGGTGTCAACACTTATATGAGAACCTTTGCAAGGTATCATCTTAACTAAAATATTGTTTTCTAAAAATCTATACATTTCTACTGACTCTGAGATTTCTAAATGTTTACGTTTCAAAAGATTAAATTTTTTTAACGCAGCTGTTCGAAATGCATATAGACCTAACTGTTTATAATAGCATTTAGACTTATTATGAGTCGGTAACCTACAGTATTGTAGTGCATAATCGTCTTGATCTAATTCAACTTTAACTACGTTACGATTTGAAAAATCGTTTGACTCTAAATTAGCGTATCCATTGACTATATCTATTTTTTGATTGTTCAATAGACAGTTTCCAATGCTATTGATTGAGTTTATATCAATAAATGGTTCGTCTCCCTGAACGTTTATAAAAATATCAGAATCTAAATAATTAGCACACTCTGCTACTCGATCTGTTCCAGTTTCATGATGTGATGATGTTAATAGATAATTTAAATTTAACTCTTTACATTTTTCTACTATTCTAATATCATCTGTTGCAACATAAACATTTTTAGAAAATATTGATTTTTTAGCTTGCTGATATACATGCCATAACATGGGCATTTTTCCTATTAACATTAATGACTTTCCTGGTAGTCGAGTAGAACCATATCTACATGGTATAATTACAGATACTTTTGTATGTTTGGCACTAAACATTCTATCGATTCTATAACAATATTGTCAGTATTTACTTCTCCATATCCCCATTTAGCATGAAAAAATTTTATTTCGGCCTTAGTTGCAGCCAAACAATCTACATGCATATCTCCAATATATACTACTTTATCTTTACTTATACCAGAAGCCTCTATAATTCGTAAAATATGATCGGGATGCGGTTTTCCTTTCAAATCTTTACATGGAGTTTCAATATAATCAATTAGATGGTCTATAGGTTGTATTACATCACTTACTCTATCTTGATCTTTCGACGTGACTATACCTAGTGTATAACCTAATTGAGTTAGATGTGTCAAAGCATCTATTATTCCAGCATAAAATGTGATTGATTTTTTATTGTAAAATGATTTTTCTTTATATAATTTTTCTATATTATTGTGATTTTTAGTTATTTTTAATTGTACTAAAATATCTTTAAATGGAATTCCTATATATTTAAAATACTCATTAAATGATATTTCGAGATTAAAAACTCGGTTAACACTTTGCCATGCATATTGCATATTATCTTTTGAATCTATTATGACGCCATCCAAATCGAATAACACTAAACCTTTCATAAATATATTTATTGTAGAAACCAATATATCGAAATGAATATCTCTAACGTATAAATATAAATAATACCATATGGCTACAGATACTAAAATTGTTTTAAAGCGGTCTGATGTAAGCGGAGCAGGCCCAAACTCAGATTATCTTGAATTTGGTGAACTTGCATTTAACTATAGGGACCAAAAACTATGGTACCGGACATATGATGAAAGTGGTACCAATGAAATTATTAATTATTATGACTTTCAACGTATAGTTCCTATAGAAAAAGGTGGTACTGGCGCGATAACTGCTGCTGCTGCTCGTACAAACCTAGAAGCCGCGGCCATATTTTCTCCAGCGTTTCTTGGTACGCCATCATTGGCTGAAGCAGCGACTCAACCGACAATTGCTTTAACTACTGGGGCAGCAGACGGACGTAGATTAGCTACAGTTGCCTATGTACGCGCAGAAATTGCAGATGATGCCCCGACAAAGACCGGTGGTGGCGCAACTGGGACTTGGGCCATTGGTATAACTGGCAATGCCGCTACAGCTACAAAGTGGGCCGCGGCAAAATCTATTACCAGTAATAATACCGCAACAGGCAGCGATATAACCTTCAACGTATCACTTGATGGCAGTGCCAATGTCACGCCGACACTTGCAATAAATACAAATCGCGTCAGCAATATACAGACAGCTCTATCTCTTGTTCCAGGCACAAACATTCAGGCATATGACGCTGATTTAAAAGCAATTGCTGACTTGACAGGAACATCTGGGCTCCTAAGAAAAACTGCAGCAGAACAATGGTCACTTGATACAACAACATACACTCCAACTTCTCGTACAGTCACAATCACCACCGGCAATGGTATTACTGGTGGTGGAGTTGCCCAATCTTTAGGTGCAAATCTTTCTTGGACACTTGGACTCACAGACACTGGTGTAACTGCTGCTACATATAATGATAATGCCACAACTGTTACTCCATTTACAGTTGATGTTAAAGGTCGAATTACTGGCACTGGAACTCCTGTAACAATTACACCGGCATTCTCATCAATTACCGACAAACCAGCAGATCTTGCTGGTTATGGTATTCTTGATGCGCTCAATACGTCTGCTGCCGGGCAAGCAAAGGCAGGATCACTGACCGCGAGTTCATTTATAAAATCTGGTGGTACCTCTTCGCAATTCTTAAAGGCAGACGGCAGTTCAGACAGTACGGCATACACACCACAGGCTCGTACTCTCACAATTGCCAATGGCACTGGAATTACTGGTGGTGGAACAGCAAAGGCTTTAACAGCAGATCAAAGTTGGACGCTTGGATTGACTGGTCAAGCGCTCAGTCTGCATAACTTAGCCACTAATGGATTTTTTGTACGCGACTCGTCTACAACTGTAGCTGCCCGCAGTATCGCGGTTGGATCTGGATTAACCATCGCTAGTCCAGACGGTGTGTCTGGCAACCCAACAATAACTCTAACCACGAGTAACCTTACCGCTCTTCGTGATTTGTCTACAACTGGTTTCTTAACTCGCACTGGATCAAATGCATTATCTGCAAAAAGTATTGCAGTATCAGGAGTTGGTCTTAGCATAACGAACGCTGATGGAGTCTCTGCTGGCAACCCCACAATAAGCAGTAATGCAACAAGCACAAATACAGCAAACACAATTGTAGCACGAGATGCAAATAACGCTTTTGCGGCAGGTGCAATTACTGGCTCTTCATTTATTGTAAGCGGAACTGTCAATACAACGTTAGCCGGGAGTGCGACTGGTACAGCAAAGACTTTAACACTACCAAATAAAACTGGTACAATAGCGATAATTGATGATATACCAATCACCACCATTACGCCAATTGCAATAACTGATGCACCGTTGAAAGTTCTTTCTGGTATTACAGTAAATGCTAATGGTCATACAACAAGTGTGACCTCCAAGGACCTTGTTGCTGCTGACATACCAAGTTTAGACGCGGCAAAAATTATTTCTGGCACATTTGCCTCGGCTCGCATAACTGATGAGACTGTGACTGGAAAACTTTTAACTGGTCTACCAGCTATTCCTCCAGTTGCAATAAACATTGCAGCATCTGACACTATAAATGCTGCATTTGCTAAACTTC